TTTTGGTATAAAATACCATGATTCACTGAGCTGACATTGATTTCAACCGTGTCCCTTCGGGGCCGGCTATAATTCAATCGAAGCGTTGTCTAAAAGACACAGCCTCTTTCCAATCCTTAAGGTTGGAAATTGATTGTTGAAGTCATCTTGACCGTTTCGGTCAATCTGTCTATATAAAAGTTCATCCTGCTTAGCAAAGACGACTTTTTCAAATTCTTCAGCACTGATTAAATCAGTGTCTGGAGGATTTTTCGATTCATAAAGCTCCCAGAGCTTTTTGAATCTTAGGCGGAGGGCCTCCGTGTTATACATGGCGACCTTCGTTTCATTACGGTAGATCTTATTAAATAAGACCCCCCGCATGACTTGATCAACTTGATCATGTAACGATAGCCATCCTTGGTCTTTTAACCTGGATACTATCGTATTATCTGGTATGTTTTGGAAACCTTTCCTCAACACACTAAATTTTTCCGTCTCAAAGAGCTTGGAATATTCTGAATCCTTGGATCTTTCTAAAATCCAGTCCAGAAATTCATCTCTCTCTGAGGGTATTTCATACCCTCGGAAGGAGTTGTTTCTTAGAAGACCGCGGAATTTTTCCCGTTGTCTCCAAGTTAAAGTATCATACGATTTTAAAACCCATAATGATACTTTTGATAGATTTCGGTAAACATCTTTAATATTCACCTTATCTATTAAATTCATTCCCCCGTATTTTTGCGGTAGGAATAAATGATAAAAAGTATTACTTTTTGCTGGGATCAAGGATCTCATTCGTTGAAAGAAGCGATCTAAGACCGCTTTCCTCAACTTTTTCGGAAGAATTTCTTCCGAAAGATATCGAATTTCTTTCGATAGAGAAAGTCCCTTGCCTATGGCAATGTTTCTTTCATTGACTATCTCCGTTGTCTTTGACGTCGGGGATAATAATCGAACCTTTATAGATTCGATCCATGGGGAATGTTCATAATCTTTATAAACCTTCCCTATATTATCATAGCCGCTTAAAAAGCGGACTTCGATAAGTTTTTCACAATATTTTCCGACTTTGTCGTATATCTTGTGCTTATCTAAAGAGAGCTCTGCTCCTAACTTTAGAAGAAATTCAGAAACTGAATTTAAATAATCGTCGGGTCCGATGGCTAAGACATCGTCCCCGCCGACGTGGAAGAAGGGTTCATCTAAATCTTTTAGTGACCCCTCTTTAAAGCATTTTTTACGTGCTAAGTCATCAGCTATAAGCTGATGTAACGTTAAGATGGATTTCGCCATTGGCTCCCCCATCATAACGCCTCTGTCGGTATGGAACTCAATTCCATCCAACACAAAACGTCTTGGTAATTCTAAGAACTCCAGAACGGTGTCAAGTCCCTCTACATTGTATACGGACTTGAAGCCTTTTAAAATTGCTCTCGCAACTTCTAAAGGTATATGATCTGTTGCCTCTCTAAGATCGGAACAGAGCATTCTCCATTTCGGATTAATATTTTTAATCTGATACATGGCCGACCACGCCTGATTTCCTTTTATAAAGGAACTTTCACAGCGTGGTATATTAACAAGGATATTTCTCATTATATGAGAGGGTCCTTGTTGTAGGATGTTACACCACCATTCGTTGGTTGTAACAATTCTCGACTTGTAACCTGGTTCATTGACCGTTGCAAGTCTCATATCAATATGAGTCCGTTTAACGGACTTATATAGATAGTAAGCACACTCCACAATTTGTGGTCCGAATGCTTTAT